CCCGGGATGATGTGGCTGGCCAGACTTTGCGGGATCATGAGACCCGTTTGTCTTTCCTGAAAATGGAGGTTGCACTGAAGGATGGTGCTCCGCGGTTGATTCAGGGTGGTGACGTGCGTGCGAATGTGACTATTGGGCCTTGGCTCTTGTCTGTCGCAGATGCCGTTAAATCCATCTTCAACGCGGACCACTGGGTGTACTGGCCGAGTGGCTGTACGCAAGAGGATATTGGCGCTTGGTTTACGCGGAGTCTCGACTACCTATCGAGTTTTACGTGTGGACCCGATGATGGGGCGCCAGTGCTGCTGGAGGTTGACTTTTCGAGGTTTGATGCGTCTGTCTCCATACACGCTAAGAAAGCGTGGTGGAAGCAGGTCGCTGCCTTTGAAGGGGCTAAAGGGCCGCTCCTTAAGTTGTTGATGGTTGAGCGTACGATGGGGTACGCGCGCGTCGGCGACGGGAGTTCAATCAAATACGGAGTGTCGGGTACCACGAAAAGTGGAGATGGTGACACGTCCAGCGGTAACTCTTGGTTGAACGGCACAGCTTGGTGTGTAGCGATTAACCGCGCTATGCGTGTGTTGGGGTGGCGTCGAGGTGGTCCAGAGAAGATGGTCCGAATTATTGTCGCGGGTGATGACTCTTTGATTGTGATCAAGAGGTGTTTCCTGCCGGTGATGAGGGAGGCTGTTGACCAGATTCGTTTGTCGGGGTTTGTACCTGAAGCCACGTTTTACCGTGACCCGCGTGAAGCGGAGTTCTGCTCTAAACGTGCTATCATGACCAGCAGCGGCTGGGTGTTCGGGCGTAAGCTCGGTCGCTTGGCTCGCAGTTGTGTTCATGTGCACGGCTCGCCGGCCGGCAAAGTTCTCACCAATGTTCGCAGTACCATGCAGAACTTGAAGTGGGACGTCGGCTGGATGCCAATCGGCAGGGCCTTTGTACAGAGGCTTGAGCAGGAGTATGGAACGGTGGTCGCGCGTCGAGAGGATGATCCTAACAAGATTTCCTCCACTCGCGACGCTGTCACTGCTAACGACTCGACTTGGGATTGTATACAGTACGTGTACGGTCTCACGCGGCGTGAAATCCACAAGCTTGAGGGGATGTTAGCAACGCTACCCTGCGGTGCGTGTCTGCCGGAGTTGTTCGATGAGTTAATCGAGCACGATGCCGGCAGCGTGCGTCACTCTCAAGTGTGAGGGGCGGTGTAGGTGGGGGGTCTCAAAAATCCCACCGAAACCGCCTGTATGGTTGTGCAGGCACGGGCGTTTAAAGACCCGAGCACACATTTAAACCAACAACTCAAAAATATCTAGGGCACTCTAGCCCGTCTCCAAG